AGCAATATCTGCTATAAGTCTCAATGCATCTTCAGGTACCACAGTGATACAGCAATTGGTTTAATAACAGATAGAATAAAAAAGCCCACTTATGCGTGGGCTTTTTCATATGCTCTCATAGCCCGTTGACACACTAGTCAAAAGAAAAGCACCCGAAGGTGCTAGTGAATGTTACGCTATTCTGGCGAACTAGCTATGCTAATGTATTACTTCTTTGAGACGCCTGCGTTCACAAAGCCATACATTTTTTCTGCGGCTTCTAGGACTTTTTCTAGACCTGGAAACTCTGGCATATCAACCTTGCTAACGATCTGACCAGTCTTTTCGTCTTTAGTCGCAGTCATTTGCCATCCTGCGAATTTAACTTGAAAGTCTTCGGTGACCAATGATTTAGCCATGCCAAGAATGTCTGTACGGATTTCGTAGCCGTTCTTGTTGAATTTTACTTCTGGTAGTTTTGGTGTTTCGTATGACATAATTTTCTCCTGTGTGTTTAATGTCTGTATATTAACAGTTATTTCTTTTTTACTGTTAATGTATTATATATGCTTTTAGATAAAAAAGCAACTATTTTTTAAACTTTTTTATTCGTTCTTGAATAATATCAACTACGGGTTCGGCTAGCACAACTTCGTAGTGATTGTAGTCTACTTCTATCAGCTCCATATCTTCATGGTGCTTTTGACTAGCAATAGTGACTACACCATCGTTATGTGCTAACATGAACGGGCTTTGTCCTTTGACTGTAACAACGTTGGTCCAAGGATGTTGTATTTTAATTTTATTAGCCTGCTTAAATGCCCAACTGCTAGGACCAATATCCCGCATTAGACGACTAAATGGTAAGAAATATTGAACGTAATCAGCTACTTCTGCGCCACCGTAGGGTGTGCTTAAGGTAACTGCACCAACAACTTGATCAGGTATACTATTAGCAATGTGTAATGCGTATATACCTCCTAAACTATGTGCTACAAATGCTATATCTTTAACATTAGCCAACTGTTTGATTATTTCGTTTAGATTGTTTTCAAATCCGTTACGACTATCATAATTGACATCTATACCATTGCCTATTCTGCTTCTGATATAATTAAAACTCTCACTTGTAGCACTGGCTCCGTGTATGTAGACCAGTGTCATCGTGTATTTATTGTGCAATACTATAATTAATAGTAATGTTTAGAAGCGTAGTCTTTGCGATACTTGTGAATTGCTTCACCCCATGAGATTAAGAACTCATAAAATGTAATAAATGCTTGTTTCATAGAAATTGCTCCTTTTGGGAATAGTTGAACTCTCGTATGTAATTTTCAAGTTGTGCGGAATCGGTAATGCCTTTAGTGCTTAGGTAAGCATCTAATCGACTTTGATAAGAGCTAGTTGGGAACATTTCAGCCAATCTTTCTATGATAGCTAACATACCCTGTGTAATTTTTGACATTGTGTGTCTCCTTTAGTGTGTGTTGTATGTTTATTTATCTCATGGTAATCACTGATGTACTCTAAGTGACTTGATAATGTTTTAATTAGACTGTATAATCAAATAAATAAGTCATAAAGAGAATTATTATGCGTAAGAGTACTAGAAGCATTTTGCAAGAACTTAGCGATATTGGCCTTAGCAGAGATACTGATTTGGTTATAGAAAGCCGCGGTTCAAATATTATACAAAGTGCTATAAATTTATTAAACACTATTCGTGAAAGTTACGATGTAGAAACTGCCGCAGAATTAGAGCGCAGATTCATTAATTCTATTCGCACCTCAGATGGAACAAAATTCAAACGTGGTGTTAAGAAAATTCAGGAATCAAAAAATAATGGCTGAGAAAGGCAGTAAAATATTTCCAGACACTGTGCCCTTTCAAAAGAAACACAGTGACGAGCTAAAAGCCAAGATGGACAAATATCTAGCTAAACTAGGTCTACATGCAGTACTAGTGGGCTCTAATAGTGATCCAGATAAAAATCCAGAAGATATTGCCAGCGATCTAGATACCATGGTTGATTTAGATCACATTATAGATGCACTTAATCCACAACTAAATCCTGCCGATAAAAAAGATAGCCTAGAAAAAGCCGCCCGTCGTGAGCTTTCAATTGCATTACAGGGCATGGGCTTACAAACTAGCCAAGCTGGTGTAAATGTATTTGTACGTTTACCATACGGGCCTAACGCACATCAAATTGACCTAGAATGTATACGTAAAGTAGGTAAAGTTAGTCGTTATCATCAGCATAGAATTCCCAAAGGCAGTCCCTATAAAGGTGTTAGCAAACAGCTTATGATTGCTAGTCTAGCTAAACAAAAAGGCTATATGTATTCAGCATGGGAAGGTCTATATGCCCGTACACCTGAAAACAAGAAAGGTGATCTTGTAGCAGATGACTGGGACGAAATTGCCAAGGTATTAATCGGGCCTAATGCAACTGGAGACAATTTATCCAGTGTAGAAGCTATTATGCAGAGTCTGCCACATGAAGAAGCACAGACTCTGCTAGCCCATGTTAAACAAGACAAAAATTGGGTTGAAAGAACCCCTACAGCAGAAGCAACTCTACCTAAGAATCCGTTAGACTGGTTTAAATCTATATCACAGAAATTAGTCCTTTGAGCAGGTTTTTAGTTCAATTTGGTAAATAATAATACAAAGGCCACAGAGTAGTGGCTTAAATGCATAAAACAGAGGAGATTTTATTATGCCATCACTATTAAATACAAAAGTTACAGCCAATTATGGCCGTATGGTTCAACAAGATACATACGCAACAGGTGCCCACTTTGGTAACATGGGTCTACGCCCAGTTCGTTTACTAAAAGTTACATTATCAAGTGTTACAAACGGCGACTTGACACTACAAGACGGTCAAACAGCTGACGCTTCTTTGACAGCAGCCTATGGATATGACACAACAACAACTACAGGTTGGAGACAGCCAAACAGCTTGTTCGGACGTTTAGTACGTACCCTACAAAACTTTGGTGAAATCTACTACGTTGGTGAGCCATCAAGTACAATTTTCATGGCACTTGTTGCCGCTGACACAGTTAACGATGCTGACACAACAGCTGGTACACAAAACACAGCAAGTACTTTGTACACACAAATCGAAGCAGAAATGGCTAAGACTGTTGCTGGTACATTAAAGTATGACGGTACATCAGGTGGTAGTTCAGCTACTGTTACTATTACTGCTACTGGTACAGCCGCTAACAAGAACATGTTTGTTGGTGGTGCTCTAGGTACATTTGCTTAATTAGTAAATTAAGTTTATTCTCAGGGATGGGAAGACTAAGCCTCACTTTTTAAGTGGGGCTTTTTTACGGCTGTTAAATACAAGATGAATTATAAATTGTACACGCTCGTTGATATTACTCATACAGGTCAAACAAGACCCGAGACTGGGCGCGAACAAGCTCGATATCAAGAACAAAATTTTAATACTGTACTTCAAACATTGGGTATTCGAGCTAATGTACACTATTCATCTTCTCCTATAGCAGTTGAAATGCTAGGAAGACTAGCAGGCTTTGATACAGACGAATTGATTAGACTATGGCGTTTTGATTTTGCAACAGAACGAGATAATCTATACGAATTAGACGGCAATCCAATTGGCTATCTTCTAGAGGACTTTCATCTAGTACCATACATTAAAGGACTTAATGAAATTATGGAACAAGAGTATGCAGTTTTCAATACCCAGGACCCGGGAAAAAATATTGTTTTTATGAAAAAGCAATAAATAACACTGTAGGCAAAATATCACACTTAGGCATTCAATCATACATTAGGCACATGGCTCGGAGCGAGCACTTGACTTATAACATTGGAGAGCCAAATGGCCACAACATCGATAGAAAAAGAAAATCTTGAAACACACGTTGAACTATGCGCTCTGCGTTACGGACAATTAGAAACACGATTAGAGGCAATTGAAATTAAAGTAGAAAGTCTAGCTAATAAAATTAGCGACAGTCACTCAAGCATGAGTAAAGTTATTGTTGGAGCCACAGCTACTATTGTAGGCGGTTTACTTTCTGTAATAGTGACAATATTAATGAAGTTTTAATATGCGCTTAAATGAGCTGTCAACAGTACACTATCATGACGAGCTCAATCCCCTACTGTGGGAAAACAATAAATTAAAAACTGAAGTTCGTTATAAACTAATGGCAATTGCATTGCACTTTGCCAAGTTCCTTAACGTGCCAAAATTAAATCTACGTGACATAACTATTAGCGGATCAAATGCCGCCTATGGGTACAGCGAACAAAGCGATTTAGATCTACACCTAGTAGTAGACATGCCTGTAGATAAACCCGAATTACCCGAATTATATACGGCTAAGAAAAATCAATATAATTTTACACACAACATTAAAATTAAAAACATTGATGTAGAGCTGTATGTCCAAGATGTACAACAACCCCATCATTCAGCAGGTATCTACTCTGTATTAAATGATCAGTGGATTAGTAAACCAAAACATCAACCGCCTAATATTGACGACAAAGAAGTTAAGAGCAAGGCACGTAATTACAGTGCTAGAATTAATCAAGCTATGCGAACAAATGATCTAGCAACTGCCAAAGAAACAATGGCTGATATTCGTCGTATTAGACAAGCAGGCCTAGAAAAAGGCGGCGAATATAGTGTAGAAAATCTAGCATTTAAACTTTTACGCAATCGTGGAAAGATAGACAAATTCACACGCCACATAAATAAGTTAACTAGCACTGAACTCAGTCTCGGAGAAAAGAATGAAAATTAATCAAATTGTAGGCGAACATAAAAAAGGCGTAAGAGCTAAGATCTACACACGTAAACCTAAAGCAGGTCCAGAGCCACGCAAGCCCGTTAAGCCTCAAGATGCTGAGCAGACAATGGAAGATGCTGATGTAACACTAAAGCCGTTGCCAGGTGCTCAAGAAGTAGATATTAATGGTAAACCAGTCGGTACTGCCACTACACCGCAAGCCGCAACTGCTATCGCCGATCTAGCTAAAAAAGGAGAATTTACTCCGACTGATCCTAACCACCCTACTTCCGAAGATGTTAGTGGAGATCCGACTGACGACTATGTTAACGATGTAACAGATCACGGATGGGAACATGCTCAAGGTGTTGAGGAAGATTTCTTCGGACTTGGTAACAAGACTCCAGAAGAGTGGGCTAAGACCAGCAAGCAAATGGCTACACTTTTACAGTTCCGTGCTAAAGCAGTTGGCACACCCTATGCTGATCAAGTTGAAAAACGTATACAGTTACTTAAAGACAGATTGGACATGGACAAAGGCGAAGTTGCAGGTCCAGGCGGAGCTCCTAAGGATCCAACACCTCCAGAACAATTTGATATGAAACAGTTGCGTGAAGCTGATGATGCACTATTAGAAAAAATGCGAACAATCGCAGGATTAAGATAATGAGAGCCAAAGAATTTATAGCAGAAGCTAAACCATCTGAAGGTGATATGCCTAATGACTTTAAAGATGCACATCAAGGTGGCACTGATATATTTCGTGATGTTGGCGGATATGATCGAACCTATCATCTAAATCGTATTATGATGGCAGCGGCTATGGCCGACGGCAAAAGTAAGAAACCTGTAGATATGCCAAATCATAGTTTTGTTGAAAAGTACAATGTTGCATTTCCATATACTGACATGGAAAGAATGATGATGTTACAAGCCATGGCAACAATACCAACAGACGGTAAAGAATTAAGCAAACGAGGTAAAAGCGAAGAGCCTAAAGATACTAATACAGTAAGTGCTGTTGCAAAACCTAAACGCAATCAGTACGGAGTATAAAATGAGAGCAAAAGAATTTATCAAAGAAGATACAGCAACAGCTGATGATTCAAACTCTAGCGGTAGCCATCCGGGCACTACTAAAGGCGGCTCTCGTGCAAGTATTCACCACCACCACGCTACTGCTATCCCGGGACTACAAACTATTCCAGATTGGCCTGGTATGTATTACAAAATGTATCGAATGGGAGTTAGCCTAGCATCTAGTCCAGAGCAATCACCGTTTGATACAGGTGCATATTCAAACGAAATGGTCTTTACAACATTTACCAAAGAAGAACAAAAAATGCTTGATATAAGTGCTAAAGAAATGGGCGTTAATCTAAAAACTTTAAGCAGTTCAGACAGTGTTGAAACAGACAATACAAATAAGGTCAGCCCTGTTGCAAAACCAAAACGTAATCAATACGGTGTATAATGAAAGTTAACGAGTTAATACAGAACTTTGAAATTTGGACTACGCTTGAAGAAGCGGCCTTACTTAAGAAGCTCAAAACTCCTGTTAAATTAAGTGCCTTAAGCGAACATGATCAGTTTAAGGTGCAAGCTATGATAAGAAAAAGTCTAGTGACAAAGATTGGTCATAAATATCCTACTGTTGTTGCTAATGAAAAATATACACCGAACTAAGAAAAACATAAAAGATCTAGCCAAAGCATTTGATAAAGAGCTAGAAGCTAATCTACCAGTAGCTGTCCTTCCAAATAAAGATCTGCTCTATAAACAATATGTGGTTAAACAGACTAAAGACAGTAGTTGGGCAATAATTGATGTTCGTACTCGCGAATCAATAGATGAATTCTTTTTAAAAAGCTGTGCGCTAATGGCAGCAAAAGCATACTCTGTAGCCAATATAAAAAAGTACATTGAAGTTAAGACTCTAGATCGTAACTATTCATCAAATTACAATGATACTATAATATTTGGAAAAAACCTAAAATCAGCTAAAGATCTTGACAGGTACATAATCTTGTTAAATAAATTAGATTTAAGCAAACTACGGGTAGAGCAGTACAAAGATGAAATTACAAAAATGTTTAAGTGGTCTTTCGCTTAATAAAAGTATAAATACACAATAAGAAACAGCTTAGGAAACTACTATGCAATTAAGAGAATTATCAAAACCCATTACTAGCAAACAGCTAAACGAAAGCCTAGAAAAGAATTTCGGATACAAACTTAAACTAGAAAAGTTTTCAGATGTACAATTAGAAGATGTGCGCAACAAGCTTCGCACAGAATTAAGCCAGTTTGAAGTTAATGAAAGTTACAATTCTGTCTTAGAAAGCCCTACGTATCAAAAAACAAAAGCATTGCTTGACGTTGTTAATCAAGAGATTATGGAACGTGAAGAAGGTAAATGCCCAGACTGTCATCACAAACCTTGCGATTGCGATGAAGAAGACACAAAAGAACCCACTATGAAAAAGAACAAAAACGAAAGTAAAATTTACTTTACATCACTAGTACAAAAAGCTAGAGAACAATCAATTCCAGATTCATGGATTAAATCAGCCATTGAAAGAATTAACTTAGGCGAAAGCAGCCAACAAGAACTAAAGGCAGAACTAGTAACACGCTACGATTTACATGAATCAGTTGCAAATCATGTTGTGTTTCTAAGTGAAAGTGAACAAACTAAAGCTGAGATCATCATGGCTACTAAAGATATGGTTGACCGTATCACAGGCTGGCTAGAAGATGTTGCCGCTATGAAAGCAGAACAACTTTTAGAATTAATGGACTCTATAAGAGAACAATTAGGCAGTGATGTTGCGGCTCAATACGAACAATCAGTTAAGCCTGCTCTTGAAAATATCTATTCAAGTTTAGAATCTGCACGTAGTCAACTAACAAGCGGACTTGCAATTGCCTCAGGCGGAGAAGCTCCTACAATGGGTGCTCCAGCAGGTGGTCCAATTGGCGGCGCAGATCTTGGCGCACCAGCAGGTGGTGAAATGCCTCCAATGGGAGCACCAGAAGGTGGCGATTTAGGAACTCCTCCAGCACCAGAAGCTGGCCGTGAGAAACGTGAAAGTGTTGAGTACAGCCGCAGACTAGGCCAAATTTTAAGCTCAAAAAAAAAGTAACTGAAACAGTAGACCCCTTAGTAACCACACTAAGGGGTATACAAGCAGCCGCAGATAATAAAGGTTCATCTGCTCCAATGACCTGGGCGGCAATTAATAATCAACTCCATGCACAAGGTAATCCGGATATTGACTACGATCGCTTTGCCGCTCGTTGGGAAACGGATCCAATCCTTAAACAACTAGTAGATCGTTTTGACGGTCACGGTCTTGTAATTAAAACTAACAAAGGTGAGACAAAACCTGCACAAGGAAAACCTGCACCAAGCAAAATGGCAGATGCTGCCAAACGTGCTACACGAAAAGGTAAAATGGCATAAAAATTATTGACATCATTTAGTAACGACTATATAATGTTACAATGTCATTATTAATAACCAAATACAACTACACACCTATTAACAGAGAAAGTGTAGAAGGCAAGCGTTTATACGCAACTCCAGACGGAAGCAAAGTACCATCCGTTACAACTATTCTAGATAAAACTAAACCACTAGAAGCAAAACTTGCTCTAGCAAACTGGCGTAAAGCAGTAGGTGAAAAGAAAGCTCAAGAGATTACTACTGAAGCTGCCAATCGCGGCACTAGGATGCACACATATCTAGAGTACTATATTAAAGGGCAACCTCTTAAAGAAAGTGTTACGAACCCTTTTGCACAACAAAGCCTAGATATGGCACAAATTGTAATAAAAGAAGGACTTAGTAAAGTTAACGAAATATGGGGTTGTGAAGTTCCTTTATATTTTCCCGGTCTATATGCGGGAACTACTGATTGTGTGGGTGTACACGAAGGTACAGAGAGTATTTTAGATTTTAAACAAACTAATAAACCTAAAAAAATAGAATATATTGATGATTATTTTTTACAATTAACAGCCTATGCTCTAGCACATAACGAAGTTCATAAAACTAACATTCGTAAGGGCGTTATTCTTATGTGCAGTAAAGATTATCAATATCAGGAATTTTTACTAAAACCTGAAGATTTTAACATGTGGACAGATCGTTGGTGTGATCGCGTTGACCAATACTACCGTGAAAACTGATAAATAAAACAAACGGAGATTTGATATGCCATCATTTACAAGAGTTAAAGGTTCGAATACGCAAGTAGGAACACTTTATACACCAAATACATATGCTTACTTAATTACAGTACAGAATACCACGCCAACCGCCCTTGACCTACAAGGTGAAGATAGCTACGGTACAGATGCGCAAGTTGACGGTATAATTGAAGTAATCGTAAAAGAATTAAACCCATTAGTTTGGTATACACCTGCTGACTCTACAGGTAAAATCCACGTAGTACTTGACCAGGGTAATAACTCAGCAAGTGAATTACAAACACGTATTCGTAGACTAGCAATTAGTAAAACTGTTACTGCTACTACTAATGCAAGCACTACACTGGCCTATGCAGGTGCAACACAAAGTATGTTAAAAGCAACCGTAGTTGGATCTGGTATTCCTGCCAATACTGTTGTAAACACAGTCAATGCTGGAGTAAGTTTAATTTTAAGCAACTCAGCAACTACATCAGTAACTAATGGATCATTCCAAATTTTATCTGATATAAGCGGCACTACAGTAGTTGCGGCATCATCTATTACTATAGCCTAAATATAAACTGCATACACAAAGCCCTAGTATTCTAGGGCTTTTTCATTTAGTATTAGTCATAAATATACTATAAGAGGATATTTTCATGGCCGTAGTCCAAATTAGTCGCATACAAATCCGTCGTGGTAAAGCAAACGCAGGAACTGGATTCCCGCAATTGGCCAGCGGTGAAATGGGGTGGGCAGTCGACACCCAAGAATTATACATAGGTAACGGTGCTGTTAGTGAAGGAGCTCCTGCGGTAGGCAATACTAAGATTCTAACACAAAATGATCTTAATATTGACGGCAATCTATTACAACATCTAGTACACATTTATAAAGTTGCTGATGCTAATGTGTTAACTGGTGAAAATCCAGGAACCCCAACAACTCGTTTCATGCAAGACAAATTAGACGATGTTGTTTATGTTGCAGATTTTGGTGCAGTCGGTGATGGCGCAGTTGATGATACTGTTGCAATTCAAAGAGCAATTGATCAATTATTTTTAAATTCTAACGGTAAATCGTCTATACAAAGTGAATATACTAGCATGACTCGGGTTAGTCTAGTATTTGCACCGGGAACTTATCGCGTAACAAATACTTTGTATATTCCAAGCTATACTACTATAGTCGGTGCTGGATCAGATAAAACTATCATAACACACTACGGCAATGAACCAGCTATTATATTTGTAAATGACAATTCATCAATAGGCCATCCTAACGTCCAAATATCAACTACTCTATATAATACACAACCAAGACATATTACAATGAAGGGGTTGTCAGTTACTATTGATACAACTACACAACCTGCATTAAAATTTGATGCAGTTCGAAATAGTATTTTTGAAGATTTATATATTATAGGTTCATCTAGTTCTTCATCTAGCTCAAATAGTAGAGGAATTTCTTTAAATGCACTTAGCAGTATTGTAACTTGTCAAGATAATATTTTTAAAAATATTCGTATATCGGGATTTAAGTACGCAGTATACAGTAAACAAGATATTTTAAATAATGTTTTTGAAGATTGTTATATTACTGATGTTAAGTACGGATTTATACTAGGCGGAGATCAGGACAACATTGATGAGACTCCAGCAAACGGTGCAACAGTCGGTGAGCAATACGGTCCAAGAGAAAGTAAAATCATAAGAGCTAAATTTGATAATGTAAAACGTCATGCTATATACGTTTATAGAGGAACTGCAAATACTTTTAGAGATTGTAATTTATCTAATGTTGGGGCAAATGGCGGCGGATTATCATTATCAGCCTATCCGCAAATCTTTATCAATACACCGGGTAACTTAATTGAAGGTCTAAATTCTGATAGAAACGATCCTTCTTTAAATTCTAGTCTAGCATCGCCATTAGCGACTACACCTTATCTACCTGAAGTTGCAGGTGTTGGAACTTTTTCACTTTACGGAACAAATTCTACGTCAATTGGACAAGCATCAAACACTATATTATTTAGACTACCAGTATCAACTAGTCGATCATCTGTACCGACAAGTTCGATAACTCATAGAGTAAATTATATCTATCATAGCTTCTCTGGAAATTTTACAAGAAGCGGAGTACTTACAATTGTTGCAGATATTAATGCATCTAAAGCATTATCGTCAAGTATCATTTCAATTTCGGATGATTATACTATTGCAGGGAATTTAACTCCACTTAATCAAATAAAATTAAGTTTTTCAGCGTCATATCTAAACGGATCCAATACTGCATATACTGGTGCAGTCGGTACTGTTCCTCAAACTATTGTAGTCAAGTACACTAATACATTTGGTGATACTGGTGCATTCAGTTATTCTTACACTTCAATTTTTAATTAATTCGATCTTAACTACCATTATGGTAGACTTTGATGAAAAATACGTATATTATTAATACTTTTAGTGTGATAAGATTCTGATTCCAAATTATATCAAATAAAACCTATTTAAAACAACAGGAGATGTGCGATTCTTAATAAGATTAATAGGTTACATCGGGTTCACTAAATACTTCCTAAACAGAAATATACTCAAGTAAAAGTGAAATAAATGACAAAAATAACGGTTACAAAACGTAATGGAGCTAAAGAACCATTAACAATTGAAAAATGGCAGACACAGATAGCAAAAGTATGCGCAGGTATTGCAGATGTTAGCCAAAGTATGGTTGAGATCAAAGCTCAACTACATTTTTATGATGGCATAACAACTAAAGAAATTGACGGCATTACTCTACGTGCAATTGTAGATCTAATTGATGTTGAATCAAATCCAGATGTAGGGCACACTAACTATCAATATGTAGCAGGCAAACAACGTTTGTCAATGCTACGTAAGGATGTATACGGTTCATACGAACCTCCTCACTTATATGAAATTGTAAAGACCAATGTAGCAACAGGTCTGTATACTCCTGATCTACTAAAATGGTACAGTGAAGAAGACTGGAATAAAATGAATGATATTATTGATCATTCAAAAGACGAACAGTATGGTTATGCGGCTATTGAACAATTGATAGAAAAATATCTAGTTAAAAATCGTAGCACAAGACAAACTTACGAAACACCTCAAGTTCGATATATGATTGCGGCGGCCACAGTGTTTCACAAAGAAGAGCCAAACAGTGCTCGAATGAAATATATTAAGGAATACTACAATGCGGCTAGTGACGGACTCTTTACATTGGCCACGCCGGTATTGGCAGGCCTTGGTACTCCTACTAAACAGTTTAGTAGTTGTGTTCTTATTAGGTCGGATGATGATTTGGACAGTATTTTCGCGTCCGGAGAGATGATGGCCAAGTATGCCAGCAAGCGAGCTGGCATTGGTTTAGAGATTGGAAGACTACGTCCACTAGGCAGTCCTATCCGTGGTGGCGAAATCATGCATACTGGTATGATCCCGTTCCTAAAGAAATGGTTTGGTGATTTACGTTCATGTTCCCAAGGAGGTATTCGTAATGCTAGTGCTACTGTGTTCTATCCTATTTGGCATCATCAGTTTGATGATCTTATTGTACTTAAAAACAACCAAGGAACCGAAGAAACCAGAGTCCGACACATGGACTACGGAGTCGTCCTCTCCGCCTTCTTCTGGAGACGATTTCGAAACAAGGAAACTATAACTTTCTTTGATCCAAACGAAGTTCCAGACTTATACGAGGCGTTTTATAAAAACACAAGCCTGTTTGAAGAACTATATGTCAAGTACGAACAGCGTAAGGATCTAAGAAAAAAAACAATGAGTGCTGAAGAAGTGTTCAAGAGTGGCATTTTAAAAGAACGTACTGATACAGGACGTATCTATCTTGTGTTTATCGACAATGTAATGAACCAGGGACCGTTCGACCCTGAGTATCATACAATCTACCAGAGTAACCTTTGCTGTGAAATTCTATTACCTACAAAATCTTTCAAGCGCCTTGATGATGCTGACGGCCGTATTGCTCTCTGCACATTGGGTTCAATCAATTGGGGAGCTTTCCGTAATCCAGAAGATATGCGTAGGGCTTGCCGTATTCTACAACGTAGTCTTTGCAATATATTGGACTACCAAGATTTTCTATCAATCCAAAGCAAACTAAGCAACGACGAAATACAGCCACTTGGCATTGGTGTTACTAATCTAGCCTACTGGCATGCCAAGCGTGGCTTACGCTATGGCGACAAAGATGCACTACAAGATGTAAAGAGTTGGATAGAACATCAGGCATTTTACCTAACAGAAGCTACTGTAGAATTAGCCAAAGAACGCGGGGCGTGTACACATAGTAATAAGACACGCTATGGGCAAGGCTTTTTCCCTTGGGAATTACGTGCCAAAGGAGTAAATGACCTTGCCGACTTTACACCAGAACTTGACTGGGAAACACTACGTACTAATATGAAACAATACGGAGTTCGAAATGCTACACTTATGGCTATTGCTCCTGTTGAAAGTTCTAGTGTTGTTATTAACAGTACTAATGGCATTGAAATGCCTATGTCGCTTATTTCAACTAAGGAAAGCAAAGCAGGTTCTTTTACACAAGTTGTACCTGAATATGCTAAACTAAAAAACAAATATCAAATGATGTGGGAACAAAAAGACTGTGATGGTTATTTAAAAACAGCCAGTGTGTTAGCTGCCTATGTTGATCAGAGTATAAGTACTAACACATTTTATAATCCAGCACACTTTGCAGATCGCAAGGTTCCAACTACATTGATTGCTAAAAATTTAATGCAGGCCCATATATGGGGTTTAAAAACATTCTATTATAGTTTGATTAATAAAGCTGGTAGTAAAAACATAGACGAAGATATTGTGCAATCTATTGCACAAAATTATGTTGAAATTGAATACGATGAAGATGATTGTGAGGCATGTAAACTATGAATAATTCGTTTGAAGAAATACAACCTGCTGTTGACTTGCTAAGTGAAATAGCAGTTGACAAAGAGATTGCTGATTTATTAGCGCAATTTAATATACACGAATCAGTTCCAATTGAAAAAGAAGCTAAAAATATGATTTTATCTGCACTTAGAGATCCAGACGTTGATAAAGTATGGATTGATGAAGAAGGCGGTCTTAATATAGAATATAGAGGTGATAATGAGTAAGGCTATCTTATGAAACTAACTATAGGATTTTTTGGTGATAGTTATTGTTGTCGAAAATATGGAAATTTATTATTTCTTGACAACTACAAAACTTATATAAAAAAATTAGAAGAGCATTATTCTGCAAAAATTGTTAGTTTAGGTCACGGCAGTACTGGAGTTCAGGATTTATTATTAAACCAATTAAATCCGTATATTAAAAAAAACTCATACCCGGATGTTTGTATATTTACATGGACAAATCCAGGAAGATTATTTCATAGAACTGTAAGAAATATTACACATACTGTGATTGATTATACAGACACTGATGAGTTACACTTGGCTGCTCGAGAGTATTACAAACATATATACGACGCAGATTTAATAGAACTTGAGTATATTGCGCTTATGCAGTATATAGATTTAAACATTTTAAGCAATTTTCCAAAGACTACTAAAATTATACACCTATGGTCGTTTGGTAAATGCAAAGCATGGAATGATGAAAGTTTTAAACCAGAAAACGTAAATTACCATTATCGATGGACTAACGGAGTTGAGATACGGCCACCGCTTGTTTGCATATCATTGTTAGATTCTGATCTTAGTAAAATGCATCGTGATCGAAGACCTAATCATTTAGACGGAGAATTTAAAAATTCGCTAGTATTTGATAATATTAAATTAGCAATTGACGAATACGAAAACGGTAAATTAATTAGATACAATATATAAATTAGGAAAATATCAATGAGTAACGCACAATATAATTTACGTACACGCACTGACTATCTTAGCCGCAAGATGTTCTTAGACCCAGCAGGCCCAGTTACAATCCAACGATTTGAAGAAGTTAAGTACAAAAAGATTGCAGACTATGATGCAACTGCACGTGGTTTCTTTTGGCAACCAGAAGAAATTAGTTTAACTAAAGATGCAAACGATTTTAAAGATGCAAGCGATGCAGTTAAACATATCTTTACCAGTAACTTACTAAGACAAACAGCATTAGATAGTCTTCAAGGACGTGGGCCAACGCAGGTATTTACTCCAGTGTGTAGCTTGCCCGAAGTTGAAGCTCTTATGTACAACTGGGGATTCTTTGAAACAAACATTCACAGCAAATCATATAGTCACATTATCCGCAACATCTACAATGTGCCAAAAGATGTGTTCAACACTATCCATGACACAACTGAAATTGTTAACATGGCGTCAAGTGTTGGCAAGTATTATGATTGGCTGCATCGATTAAATTGTCGTAAAGAATTAAATGACAATGGTTTTGCAGTAAGTGAAGATGAACACATTAAGGCTATTTGGTTAGCTCTCAATGCATCATACGCATTGGAGGCGTTCCGCTTTATGGTATCGTTTGCTACAAGTCTAGCAATGGTAGAGAACAAGATCTTTATTGGCAACGGCAACATTATTAGTTTGATTCTGCAAGACGAATTATTACATAAAGAATGGACTGCTTACTTAATCAACCAATCAGTTAAAGAAGACAGCCGTTTTGCCAAAGCAAAAGCAGAATGTGAACAAGAAGTATATAATCTATATATGGATGTTATACGTGAAGAAAAAGCATGGGCTGACTACTTGTTTAACAAAGGCCCAGTTATTGGATTAAACGCTAACATTCTAAAAGATTTTGTAGACTATACAGCCGCAAGTGCTCTTAAGGATATCGGTATTAAATATAATAATCCATTTCCTAAATCAACACCAATACCTTGGTTCAACAAGCACAGCGATACTAGTAAAAAACAAACAGCATTGCAAGAAAACGAAAGTACAAATTATGTCATTGGCATAATGAGTGAAAATCTAAATTATGAAGAATTACCAGCATTATAAGAGAAACATATGATTACAATATATAGTAAAAATAATTGTCCATTTTGTGATAGAGCAAAAGCATTATTGGAAAGTAAACACATTCCATTTAAAACAATTAATATTGAAGAACAACCAGAACATCGTGAAACACTAGTAGATTTAGGTTTACGATCAGTTCCACAAATTTTTAAAGACGGTGTTTTACTACCTGGCGGCTATCAAGGCCTAGCAGGTAAAGACGAAGAATTTTTTAATACATTAAAAGGATAAGCATGTTAATTAATAAAGGCATTACAGCAGGAGAAGTAGTTACAATTAAGACTACAGCAGGAGAGGAAATTGTTGCTAAATTAGTAGAAGACGGTGTAGTAGGTGTTAGGGTAACTAAACCTCTATGCTTAACAGCTACAGAAAAAGGAATTGGACTAGTTCCCTTCTTATTTACAACTGACCCAGATGCAGAAGTTACTATAAATAAAAATACTATAATGGTTCTTGCACCTACAATTAAAGATGCCGCTGACCGTTATATACAACAGACGACTGGCATTCAGCTAGCCTAAAATAAATTATGCCATACTTTAGACCAGTTATTCCAACAGTACCCGGATCCGATTTAGCAGGAGTTACTGCGGCTATTCCAATTTTTGGAACTTTAACTGGCCAGACTACTGGCACTTCGGGCGTTGCATTTAATTATTCCCCATACTTAGAACGAATTTCTAACGCATTGGAAAATTTATCTGAAACAACATATATCCTTGCAGGAACTTTTACACCTGTACAGCCAGTATCACAACTAGCCCATATTACTGGAACACTATCTGGATCGTTACTTTCGGGATTACCTCCTCAATCTGTAGCATTAATGAAACCTGGAATGGTATTAACTAATCTAGCAGATGCTCCAGCAGACAACACTGGCTGGTTTGGTGGCCTAGCAAAAATTGCCACGGTTAATACTAGTACATCAATTATTATATCAACACAATATCCTAATAATGATGGCCCAATTGATTTTATGGCTGGAGGATACGGGCTATTAACATGCACTCCCCCAGTTCCGATTGCGCAAGCAGATCCTCGACCTGGTATGTTGTTAACTGGCCAAGGAATTTTACCAGGTACATTTATTGTTGATTATGTTGTCCCCGGAGTTGCCGCCGAATTTTATGTTAGTGTTCCACAAAAGGGAACAGTATCATTAATTGCAGCCGCCGGTGGATTCTCAGCGATGGCACATTCATTAAACACCTTAGAAGCAGATATGTCTTCAATCACTAATATGGCAAACAATCAAGGTATTCATACCGTTGATCCGTATACACTGGTAGAAAAGTCAACACAATATGCCTACTATGCAAAAAATCCAGGAGAACTTGCGCCGTTAGTTGCGGCATTGGCAAATTTACCTGCAGAATTGGCGGCACTCAAATCTGTTCTAAAAGGTGTTACCAAACTTCCGTAATCAAATTCTTTGACATTTATTTTTAACCCCTATACACTAGTGCTAAGTACATGGTACTTGCCTTAAAGGAGAAATATATGGCTACAAATAAACACGCAGAATTCACAGCAATCGTAGAAGCAATGGAAGCAGACTTTGAAAAGTTCTATGATAAAGAAGTAGGTGCCGCAGGTACCCGTGTTCGCAAACATTGCCAAGATTTGGCTAAGTTGTGCAAAGACACCCGTAACGATGTTACCGCAGTTAAGAACGCCCGCAAAGAAGCAAAATAAGTCAACTAAATATTAGTCTAAGGCGTTATATAATATACACCTAGGGGACTGTTATGAAAAAACTATTAATTCTTTGCTTGCTATCTGTTAGTTCGGCTGCAATGGCCCAACATCATCATCACGGATATTGGCAATATAGAAGTGGTCCTAATCCATGGATTTGGGTAGCACCTACAGTTATTGGTGGAGTTATTGGTTACGAAATTGCTCGTAACCAACCTCCAGTAGTTGTACAGCAACCTCCAGTGATTGTACAACAATTACCTGCACAACAAAATTGTAGTCCTTGGACAGAAATACAAAACCCAGATGGCACTATAACAAGAACACGAACTTGCTATAACAACTAACATGCTCTATAACTTACTCGATGGCCGCGAACTTTTATTTTTACATATACCAAAAAATGCAGGGACAAGTGTAAGAATATGGTTGCGGGGCATTGCAGAAAAAGTTGACGTTGGAGTTGCAGACGAAAATCACGGGCATTTATCTTTAGAACTACTAAAGAGCAAAGTAAGTATGCCACATAAATCTTTTACTATTGTGAGGAATCCATGGGATAGGACTATATCCTCGTACTTTTTTGGTCTTCATATGTTTAAGGCCGCCCTTGTGGAATTTAACAACGGAAATGTTCCTACATTTGAAGATTTTGTATGCAATTTAAGAGATGGGTTTACTTTAGGTAATCCTAGTTTGTCTCAACCACAGGCAAATTGGATTACTTCTCCAATAGATTATATTTTAAAATTTGAAAATTTAACGCAAGACTTTGCAGTAATACAGCAGTATGTAGGTAATAATAATCCTCTACCTATAGAAAATACTAGGTATCAATTTAATAAAATAGATAATTTGCCCTATCAAGAATACTATAATGATACTACACAAAAAATTGTAGAAGACATCTTTCAAAAAGATATTTTAGAATTTGGATATAAATTTAATGACTAAACGAATTTTAATTATGGGATTACCAGGATCCGGTAAAACCACACTAGCAAACGCATTAAGACAGCAACTATGGGAAGAAGGGCGCACTGTCAGCTGGTTCAATGCAGACGAAGTACGTAAGGCAAACAATGATTGGGATTTTAGCGAAGCGGGACGTATTAGACAGAGTGTACGTATGCGAGAGATGGCTAATAAATCTAATACTGATTATGTAATATGTGATTTTGTAGCACCCATTCCTGCAATGAGAAATAACTTTAAAGCAGATTGGACCGTATGGGTTGACACAATTTCTGAGGGTCGATATGCAGATACTAATAAAATGTTTGTAGAACCTGATGTTTATGATTTCCGTATTACAGAACAAAACGCCGACAAATGGGCCGAGTTTATCTCAGATCATATTAATAATGATCGTAGACGTCCTACGTTTGATTGGCAAAAAGAAACTGTTCAAATGCTAGGGCGCTGGCAACCGTGGCATGATGGACATCGTGCCTTGTTTAATCGTGCTATTGCTAAAACAGGACAAGTTGTTATACAAATTCGAGATTGTCAAGGTTGGCAAGGCACTAATCCATTTGCTATAGAACAGGTTAAATATTTTATACGTAGAGATTTAGATCCCTTATATCAAGGACAATATGAAATACAAGTGGTTCCTAATATTGTTAATATTACTTACGGTCGCGATGTCGGCTATAGAATTGAACAAGAGTCCTTTGACGAATCGATTACCGATATCTCAGCGACCAAGATAAGAAAAGAGCTAGGATTAAAATAAAATGAAAATTAGTAAAATACCAGGACTTGGAAGATTTGGAGTCTTTATCGATGATTTAGATTTTAATAATATTACAGACGAAGAATGGATGGAAATTGGTAAGTTACATTTAGAAAGCCTTGTTACTATAATAAGAAATGTAAATTTAACTGCCGAGCAATATGAAAATCAAATTGAAAAGTGGGGTAGTGCAAGAAACTTTTCAACATATCGTGTACTTAAAAAATATAATTTAACGCATCTGTCTCAAATATTTACTGCACCTAATATCAGTGAAGAAGACATTTTCTGGGCAAAAAGTTTAGTCAACTTAATTTCTTTAGATACTAAAGGAAGCAGAAAAGACACTAACATACTTAGAGTATCTGGATTAAAGAATGAAAAAGGACAGCCATTGGGTATGTTTGCCGAAGGCGAATTACTCTGGCATTCAAATGAATCTGGAAATCTTTTGTTTGCACCGGGTGTAAGTTTACTTGGAAGTCGTGGATTAGTTGGTAGTTCTACCGGGTTTGTAACAACCGCAGACTGGTACGAAAAACAAAACGAAAGTTTTCGTAGCGAACTAGACGAAATGATTATTTTACACAAATTTACTCCCGGTCGTATTAATCCTGGATTAACACGCACAGAACAGGAAGAAATTGTTTATAAAAATATGTGTCCTGAACCTTCAGAATTACCGTTAGTAATACAAAGTCCTATAGGTATTAAAGGTCTTCATTATAGTGTGAACACTATAGATGGTATTAAAGGCATGACCAAAGCAGAATCAGATTTAGTATTTGCTCAAATAGATAAAACATTATTTGTTGACGAATACATCTACGATCATTGGTATCAACAAGATAACGATCTTGTTCTGTTTGATAATTCAATTACATTACATAGACGACTGGGTGGTGTTGCAAACAGACTATGTTACCGTATACAATATGATTACGGAAAACTAGCACCAGATAATCAACCATATTTAACTGAACCATATGCTAGACAATATGCTGAATTAAAAGTTGACGTTAATTCAATGTTAGGAATAAACTAATATGGCGTATTCAGAAAAAGTAATCGACCACTACGAAAATCCACGTAACGTAGGATCGTTTGATAAGAATGATCCTACAGTGGGTACTGGTATGGTTGGTGCTCCTGCCTGTGGTGATGTAATGAAGTTACAAATAAAGGTAGAAAATGGGATCATCACAGACGCCAGATTCAAGACATACGGTTGTGGTTCAGCGATTGCGTCAAGCTCTCTTATTACAGAATGGGTTAAAGGCAAAACGCTGGACCAAGCAGGAACTATCCGAAATTCTGAAATTGCTGAAGAACTTGCTCTCCCGCCCGTAAAAATACATTGTTCAATATTAGCAGAGGATGCTGTTAAAGCCGCAGTAGCCGATTATAGGAAAAAATTTAATGATTAATATATCCGAGTCAGCAAAAACAAAAATTAAAGACTTACTGTTAGAAGAAAATAATCCTAAACTATCATTACGTACATTTGTACAAGGCGGTGGCTGTAGTGGTATGAGTTACGGATTTACATTTGATGAAGAAATGAACGAAGATGATTTTGAAATTCCTCTAGATGGGTTTCGTGTTCTAGTTGATAGTATGAGTATGCAATATCTTACTGGTGCAGAAATAGATTATAAAGAAGAACTGATGGGTAGTCAATTTGTAATAACAAATCCAAACGCACAAACAACTTGTGGGTGTGGTTCAAGTTTTAGTCCCAATGATTAATATAACTGATCAGGCCAAACACCAAATTAAAAAGATCCTAGCTAAACGTGGAAAAGGCGTTGGCATTAGAATTGGCGTTAGAACTACGGGATGTAGTGGATTAGCCTATGTATTAGAATACGTAGATAAGTATGAGGCAGAAGTAGGAGTAACTAACTTTGCTCAACCTGATTTTTGTGTCCTAGTTGATGCTAAGTCACAAGTATATCTAAATGGCTTAACAATGGATTGGGTCCGCAATGGACTTAATGAAGGTTTTGATTTCCAAAACCCAAATGAACGTGATCGCTGTGGGTGTGGCGAGTCATTTCGAGTCTAATTCAAAAATACTTGACAATTAATTAAAACTGTTGTATAATAACAGATATTGATAACTTTTGGAGTTAAAATTGAGTATGCATATCGAAGGTCCGTGGCTTAGTACCACAGGCAAAAAGAAAGGCAAAAAGAAGTTTGCTTCGGCAGAACACGCAAGAAAGGCAAGAGAATTGGACGAATCATGGAAAGAACTCCAAAAACGTTGGGGTGTTGAAGCAGAAGAAAAGAAACGAGCCCGTGCAATGAAAGCACCTAGTTTGAGTGGCAGTTATAGTTTGACTATTCCGGCAGGTAGAGACACTACTAGCCATATAAAAAGTAAAAATTCAGGCGCAGGTGTTGCTACACTGGCTCCTGCTAAAGTTTACACAGGAACCAAAGTTTTAGGCATTGCAACCATGCATAAGAGCAACGCAGTGCCGGTTTTTAGCGATGAAGAAGCCGTAGATATTTCTAAAATGCGGCGATAAATCTTTGCTAAGTAAAAACTATACTTTTAACAGTCATTTAAAAAGGATAATTACTTATTGACCCGGAAAGGTTTCTGGGTTAAGAGTTTAATGATTTGTTAAAGTAGGAGAAGAAGACAGCAAAACATTAATAACGGTACTAGCGATACCTCATCCAGCGTAAAGGAGAAAACCATATGATACGCATCATAAAAATTACAGTGTTTGCATTTGCCTTTTTGGCAGTAACACTGGCAGGGTACAAGGCAGTTAATTATAAAATTGCAAACCTGAAGGCACAGGCACCTACACAGGTGAGTCAAATCACAGCAGATGTTAGGATGCATCAACTAGAATGCCTAGCAAGAAACATTTACCATGAGGCCGGTTATGAGCCATTTGAAGGTAAAGTTGCTGTGGCACAAGTAACAATTAATCGAGCAGAAAGCGGACAATTTCCGTCTGACATCTGCCAGGTAGTTTATCAAAAAAATGTAGTGTACCAAAAGGTACTTTGCCAATTCAGTTGGTACTGCGAACAAGCTACTTTAAAGAGACCAATCAACTCAGAAGTATATGCAGAAGCTATGGAAGTAGCCAAAAAAGTTTTACTAGAAGGATTTAGATTGCCATCAGTAAAAAATGCGTTATACTTTCATGGCGATTACATTAACCCAAAATGGGGCAAACAGCCCGTGGCTAAAATTGGCCGCCACATCTTTTACCTATAAGGAATGATATGAACATAGAAAAAATCAAAAATAATTTGCGTACAAGTCTTGATATGAATCTTTGGGTTCAAACTTTGAAAGAACACGCTCCCCAAGTTTCAGCAGAAACAATGGGTTGGATTGCAGTTGTCCTAATGCATCTAGCCACAATACCTACTCTCATTGCCATGCTGACCGGCTTAACAGAAAAAACACCTCCAGTAGATCTAGTGTTGTTTAGTTGGATTGGATTATTTTGCTTTTTTATCAAAGCCACTATCCAGAAAGATCTTCTTAACATAGTTACTATTGGATTTGGCTTTTTTGTGCAAGCGGCCTTAATGGCATTAATTCTTTTTAAATAATCAAAAGGATTGACTTTAAAACACCTCTAACGTATACTTCTTTAGAGGTGTTTTTGTTAATAAATATTATATGATCTTAGCCTGGCTACTTTTACTCACTGGTTTAACAATATCGGCAGTTGCAATCTATTATTCTGTGATAGGTCTAACTGCAATATTTTCAGCGGCAGTAATTCCCATCATTATTATGGGATCTGCTCTTGAAGTAGGCAAACTAGTATGCGCTAGTTGGCTTAAGGCCAATTGGGAACGTGCTCCACGTTTCATGAAGTACTACATGATCACAGCCGTATCTGTGTTAATGCTGATCACTTCAATGGGTATCTTTGGATTCCTTTCCAAAGCACACAACGATCAAAATCTAGTATCAGGCGATGTAACCAGTAGAATTGCCATCTATGATGAAAAGATCAAAACAGCAAAGGATAATATTGATGCGAACCGGAAGGCGCTTAAACAGATGGATGAGGCTGTGGACCAAGTTATGGGTCGAAGCAGTGATGAAAAAGGTGCCGATAAAGCTGTTGGCATCCGAAGAGCACAGCAAAAAGAACGTGTCCGCCTTCAATCTGAGATTGCGGCCGAACAGAAAACTATTGCCGCCCTTAGCGAAGAAAGAGCGCCAATTGCCGCAGAGGTACGCAAGGTTGAAGCTGAAGTAGGGCCAATCAAATACATAGCCAAGTTTCTATATGGCGATCACGGTGCCGACGAAAATATGTTAGAACGTGCAGTAACATGGATTATTATTCTTATTGTTATTGTGTTTGATCCATTGGCTGTTATTATGTTACTAGCGGCACAAATGACGTTTGGTTGGTACAGAGAACAAAAAGAATCTACATGGATTGACGAGCAAGTTGAAGAATTGAATGATTCTGCATTTGTTGCCGACGTAGGTGAAAAGCCTACGGCTGAGGAAGTTAAACAAGTGGAAGAACCTGAAATTCCCTATACTATTTTAGACGAACATCACGAACCAGATTATCCAGATCCTAAGTTAGAAGTTACTATGGTAATTACGCCAGAAGAATCTCTAAATCATATAGTAGCTTCCCCTGCATATCCAGAAACAGATGTGTATTGGCCATTCCCAGATGCAACAGAGCCAGCAGAAGAACCCACACCGGTAACTGCGGATTCTTCAGAAGTTATTGTAGAAGAATCTACAATACAGAGAGAAGCAAGAAAATATCATATTATTCCAGAATTAGCACAAGAACTAGCAAAGACAACATCATTTCCTGAAAACCCTAAAGAAGGTGATGTATGTTTAAGAGAGGATTTTAAACCTGCTCGTTCATTTACATTCAATGGAAGTCAATGGGTTGATACTGCTACATACGTAATACCAGAGGGCAGAGTTAAACCTAATCTTACAGAAGTTATTGAATCAGAAGACTCAAAAAAAAAGAGTTATATGATCAAGGATCCAACGGGATCAATACAGATAAAGACCAGAGATTAAGTTATGTACAAAATTCAGAGCAATCTGAAAAGTCGATATGGCAACGAATTAAAAAGAAAGATTTATGAACTTAGGAAAAATAACAGTAATTACTCCACCTGATAAGTTGTTTAATCTAACATTAAGTTACTTGTTAGTTAAACCAAGTGTTCACGTAAAACAACAATTTCAAGCAATTCTAAGCCATAGTTTAGATGATCTTAATGTGTTTATCTATGATGCAGAAGATCACGACACTAGCTGGCTATTAGATGTATCACAACAAGTCGATATTGTTATAATTGATGTTGACAATTGCGATGAAATAACTAAAAAATTCATTTCTTTTATTATTGCACATCCAAATGCACACTACATTACTAGTGATGAAACAACCCCATATAACCTAATAAGCAAAAATCGGATATATAATTTAGATTGGATTGTAGATCAACTAAAAGATAACGAGGACACTGATGATTCAGAAGAAGAATAAAGGAACTGGTATTACAGTTCGAGAAGGAGAAAACATTAACCAAAGTCTCCGTCGATTTAAGAATAAAGTAGAAGATGCAGGTACATTAGATGACCTACGCAAAAAAGAGTTTTACGAAAAACCAACTACAACTCGTAAACGTGCCAAAGGTGCTGCCAAAGCACGTTGGCGCAAGAAGCTCGAAAAAGATCAATTACCACCTAAATTATATTGACACATGTAGTATAATCTGTTATACTGTTAAGTCACAATAAAGAAAGAACTTAATGGCTAGAACAGATATAATGATTGACCTGGAAACGTTAAACACTACTCCAGACGCAACAATACTTACAATTGGCGCAGTTAAATTTGATCCATTTGGTTCTGAATTAAAAGAATCAGATATGGATAGTTTCTACTGTAAAGTAGATATTGACAGTTGTGATAGAATTGGACTTACTACTAGCGATGACACTATTGCTTGGTGGGCCAATCAAAGCAAAGAAGCTCAAGAAGCCGCATTTAGTCCTGAAGACAGAATTGATATTGAAGAAGCATTTGCTCGACTTTATAAATTCTGTTGGGGAGCAAAACGTGTATGGGCTAACGGTGCATGTTTTGATATCATCATATGCGAGCACGTATTCCGTAAAATTGGTCGAGCGATCCCTTGGCAATTCTGGGAAGTACGTGATGTACGCACAGCTTTTGATCTAGGTATTAATCCACATCGTCCTCCAGTGACAGCACACCATGCCTTAGAAGATGCTTGGAATCAGGCAGTGGGTATTCAAAACGTTTACAATACATTACGGACTAGCACTACTAGTCAAGGTAATTATATAACCCCATTTGCAAACCAAAGGTAATATATGGATAATCAAACTAAAGAAGTAATGGACATTCTTCAAGAAGAGTGTGCCGAAGTAATACAGGCGATAAGTAAAATCAGTCGCTTTGGTCTCGATAATTTTAAGCCAGGGAAACCTAAAACTAATAGGGAACACTTGGAAGAAGAATTGGGAGATTTGTATGCTATGATTGAAATCCTGCAAGAACTAGATGTAGTTAGCTGGACTAATATCGAACAAGCCGCAGAAGCCAAGCGCGAAAAACTTAAAAAGTGGTCAAATATTTTCAATAAAGAAACTATCTGAGAGATAAATAAAAATGTAAAACGCCGTAAGGGTCTTACATTTTTCTTGCTTAATTAAAGGAGATTATTATGAGCAAAATCATCGGTATCGATTTAGGTACAACAAATAGCTGTGTAGCAATTCTAGAAAACGGAGTTGCAAAAGTAATCGAAAACAGCGAAGGTGCTAGAACAACACCATCAATCATTGCATATACAAAGGACGAAATCCTAGTTGGTGCAACAGCAAAACGACAAGCAGTCACAAACCCAAAAAATACAATCTACGCAAGTAAGCGTTTAATCGGACGTAAGTTTGATGAAGCGGCTGTGCAGAAAGATATTGATCTAATGCCATATAGCATTATCAAAGCTGACAACGGCGATGCATGGGTACAAGTAGATGAACAAAAATTAGCACCACCACAAATTTCAGCTGAAGTACTTCGCAAAATGAAAAAGACTGCTGAAGATTATCTTGGCAGTGAAGTAACTAAGGCAGTTATTACTGTTCCAGCTTACTTTAACGACAGTCAACGTCAGGCAACTAAGGATGCAGGTAAGATTGCTGGCCTAGAAGTTCTACGTATTATCAACGAACCAACAGCGGCCGCACTTGCTTATGGTGTAGACAAAGCAGATAAAAAAGATCGTAAAGTTGCTGTCTATGACCTAGGTGGTGGTACATTTGACGTATCAATTATTGAAATTGCCAACATCGACGGCGACAAGCAAATCGAAGTATTGAGCACAAACGGAGATACATTCCTAGGTGGTGAAGACTTTGACCAAGCTATTATGGATCATCTAGTAGATGAGTTTAAGAAAGACACTGGTGTTGATCTTAAGAAAGATATGCTTGCCCTACAGCGTCTAAAAGAAGCCGCAGAAAAAGCCAAGATTGAATTGTCAAGCACTACAACTACCACAGTTAACCTTCCATACGTAACTGCGGATGCAAGTGGTCCTAAACACTTGAATGTAACTATTAGTCGTGCTAAGTTTGAACAAATGGTTGACAAACTAATTGAGCGTTCAATTGAGCCATGTAAGATTGCTATGAAAGATGCTAAGGTTACAGCCGCTGACATCGACGAAGTTATTCTAGTTGGTGGACAAACACGTATGCCTAAAGTACAAGAAGCAGTTGAGAAATTGTTTGGCAAGGCTCCACGTAAGGACGTTAACCCAGACGAAGCAGTTGCCGCAGGTGCCGCAATTCAAGGCGCCGTTCTAGCAGGCGACAAGACAGATGTTCTATTGTTAGATGTTACACCACTAACATTAGGTATTGAAACAATGGGCGGTGTGTTTACCAAGTTGATTCAAAAGAATACAACTATCCCTACTAAACACAGCCAAGTGTTTTCAACAGCAGAAGATAACCAACCAGCTGTGACTATTAAGGTTGCACAAGGTGAACGTGATATCTTCAAATATAACAAGATGCTACGTGAATTTAATCTAGAAGGTATTGCACCAGCAATGCGTGGTATGCCACAGATTGAAGTTACCCTAGACATAGATGCTAACGGTATCTTGAATGTAAGTGCCAAGGATAAAAACACTGGCAAAGAAAACAAGATCACTATCAAGTCTGATTCAGGATTAACTGAAGCTGAAATTCAACGTATGATTAAAGAAGCTGAAGAAAATGCTGAAGCAGATAAGAAGGCAGCAGAATTGATCAATGCACGTAATCAAGCCGAAAGTACTAAACATACTATCAAGAAAGACTATGATACGTACAAGGATCAATTAACTGAAGAGGAGCAAACTAAATTTGAAGATGGTCTTAAGGCATTGGAAGAAGTTAGTGCAGGAGAAGATCCTGAAGCAATCCAAAAATCAGTTAGCGAATTCTTTGAAGCCGCTGGTCCAGTTATGACTAAGAAACAAGCCGCAGAATCTGCTAAAGCAGAAGCTGAGAAAAAGGCTGCTGAATCTGGTGAACAAACTGTAGATGCGAGCTTCACAGAAGTTGACGCAACAGAGAAGAAGTAATATAATGTAAACAAGTAGGGCGCCGATGGTCGGGCCCTACACAGTTCTTGCTTATTAAAGGAGAAATATCATGACACAACTAAGAACTATTGACGCCGCTCATCTTGCTAATCTTAGCAGAGCACTTGTGGGATTTGACCGTTATTTTAACGGGCATTTTTCAAACACTAACGGTAACTACCCTCCACACAATATTGTAAAATATGACGAAAGTCATTATGGTATTGAAATAGCAGTTGCCGGGTTTAGTAAAGAAGAAATCACAGTAGAAGTTGATCAAGACCAACTTACTGTCCGTGGAGAACATAATGTTCCTGCTGATCCAGAATATCAGTATCTGCATCGTGGTCTTGCGGCACGTGATTTTGAACAAACATATACTCTAGCCGAGTATATGGAAGTTCGAGGCGCAGAAGTTAAGGATGGTATGCTTAAAATTGAAATTGAGCGTATTGTTCCAGAGGCTCTTAAACCACGTCAAATAGAAATAAAATAATAAAATAATTAAATAACAATATGGGGGAGGAAACTCCCCCTGCATTTAAGGAAACAACATGTCAAGCACCGATATTAAAATAGATGAGAGAATTAAGATAAAAGTAAGTGAGCCACTTCGTTGGAAGGTTATCTTACTTAATGATGACAGCACTCCTGTCGATTTTGTAATAAGTTTGTTAATTGAAGTGTTTAGGCATACTCCTGTTACTGCCCAAGAAATTACTCTAGCAGTACATGAAACTGGCTCAGGTGTTGCAGGTGTTTATAGTTTTGAAATTGCCGAAGCAAAAGCAGTTGAATCTACGTCGATGGCTCGTACTAGCGGCTGGCCTCTCCAAATTAAACTGGAGGAAGAATGAGCCTACGTGATATAACACACGATTTACACGCAGACGCAGAACGCACAATATTTGCCAAAAAGTTAGTAACAGGCTCGTTCACCGCAGACGAGTATGCTAACTATCTTTGGCAAATGGTTTTAGTATACAACGGCATAGAAACTGCCGCTAATAGTCAAGGCATGCTAAAGAATTTGCCTGATATTGAAAGAGCACACAAGATATTTCAGGACTGTATGGAACTAGTGGGCATACATCACAATCTTAAATGGCTACCTGAGACTATTGACTATTACAAATATCTACTTGAATTAAACTACGATCCAGAACGTAGACACTTAATCAAAGCACACCTATACTGCCGCCATATGGGCGATTTGTTTGGTGGACAGATTATTGCTAAGAAATGTCCTGGCTCGGGTCGTTTCTATCAATTTAAAGATGCAGAAAATTTAAAAACAGCCATACGTGCAGAACTTACTGACGATCTCGGTGACGAAGCTCGTGTAGCATTTGCGTGGGCAATTAAAATTATGAAAGCGTTGGTAAAAGATGAGTGACGTATGGAACACACTAATAGAAGTTGAACAATATTTTGAATCAAAATTCTATGCTACAGGTAGTATTATACACGAACCGGGTATGGAACGTTTTAATCAACCTGGCTGGGTCAACAAAGTGTGGCAAAGCAGTCGTTATCGTAGGGCGCACATAGATGTCGTCGACGCTCGGGAGAGCAAAGGCCTATGGATGATGCATTGCTGTATCTTTCCTTATACACATAATCCTGCTCCTATTTTTGGATTTGATGTAATTGCAGGTAAGAATAAGATCACTGGATGCTTTTATGATTTTAGCCCAGCAGGTAATATTGATCATCCAATGCTAGAATGGTTTGCAGAACAAGCAATACGCCTACAATGGAATAAGACTCGAAAATTACCAGACTGGGCAGAACGTATATTCAGCTCAAGTATGGTTGCCGCAGGTAATGTAAGTGATGCTACAGAACTTGAACAGATCATGGCAATGGCCCGTAACGGCATTGATCATTATCTAGAAGCAGTAAGCGAAACTAACAATACAGCAAGAGATACTAGAGAATTACAGAATTTTTACTGTAGTAATCAAAAACAAAACCCGCATACACCTAAAGTTATGGCTAGTTTAGGCTTAAACGAAGCCGATGTGCAGGCATTCATTCAGGATTGTTTGTTCCCAGAAATAGTATAAATATTGTACTATGCGTGTAATTGACATTTTATCAGAATCAATCTTAACAGAAGACCATTTAAAATCAAAGGATTTTAAAGAGCGTTATCGACTTGCAAACCTTATTGACAAGTTAAAACACAAAAAGCCATTTCATGCCTTGTCCGGCGATCCTATTATAATTTCAGACGTTACACCTGCTGAAATTAAAGAACTTGAAGATTTTTTAAAAAATAACTTCGATCCCAAAGATCCAAGTCCAAAAGCACAACCAGTTAAACCATTTACAGTTCCTAATACAATCGGAGGTGTCCGACTAAGTACGTTACAAAAAACTAACGAATTTGGCGGAAAGATCGCACGAGATGCTAGCGGCGAACAGGATTATACTAAAGCTAATCTAGGTCCAACTGTCGAAGCATTAAAAGCCTTTGCTATGTATGCAAAACTAATAATGCGTGAAAAGGAACAGATTACTGTAGAAGATGTTCTTGCCGTAGGAAAGCTAGCGGATGAAAATTCTCAAATAACCTATAGCAAGAATGAAAAAACAGGAGCAGTGTCTAACAGTCCAACCACTCTTGCTGTGTATATTAAAGATGTTCCAGATGCTAACAAACAAGTTCAAGATCATTTAACACTTAAAGTAGCATTAAGTACTCCGTCTTTCAAACGAGCAGTTTTAGTTACGCCAACTGACACAGAAGCTTGGGGCAACTTACAAGGTATTGTAAAATATGTTAACGAAGAAAATGACATTAACAAATATACCCGTTTGTTTAAAAACAACAACAAGCGAGATCCTATTAAAATTGCTGTAGTCGGTATCGGCGGTCTAAAGACAGATATTCAAGCAAGTCGCGATAACGAAGCTTGGCACGAAGGTATGGATCCAAAACTTAAAGAAAAGAATATTAAGAGTCTTAGCCTAAGTGTTAAAGCCGCGGGTGCAAAATGGTACGATCAAGCTCCGGGTAACAAATTAGAAGGTTGGGAAGATTTTTACAAGATCATTGGATTAGATACTGGACTTGCGGCAGAAGCAATTACAGTTGCAGGCTTTATTGAAGGCGGTAAAGTAAACACAATAGCAGGCAAAAAAGCCTTTGAAAAACGTGTACAAGCGTCACACTTGATGTATGAATTTACATGGCATAAATTGCAAGAACGTATGGCTAGTCTAAACGATAAAGGCGAAGCAGATTATATCCATCATTTTCTTGCTAACTTGAAAAAAGGTATTGCAGGCGACGAAACACTAGTATATGTAAAGTTTGATGCTAATGGTACATACGAAAAATTAAAACCACATTTACTAATGGATTTGGCAAATGTAATTAATTTAGATGTAAACTTAGGTTCTGGTGAACGCCCAACAATTTATTGGATCGATAAAGATACTGGCAGAACATTGATATGGGTAGTGTGTGCTAAAACACCAAGTGAACAGCGTTTAACACATCAGTTTAATTTAGGTAAAGATTTCTTCCCATTATTACGCGAAGCAGAAAAACGTGCTTTTGAACGTAAGCAACAAGGTAATACAAAACTTACAACTACTTCTAGTGGGCAAGCGCCACTAGAAGTAAAACAACGTGAAGCTTTTTTAGGTTGGGCAACTCGCTTTGCTGATCAACGTAGAGTAACAGATAGACGTATTATTCCAAAGATAGCTAATGTAGCATTTGACTTACGTAAAGCAGGAACTCCTGAAGATGGTGTTATTGCAGAACTAGAACGTCAATTCCCACAATTGACTAATAACGTTATTAAAGCTAGAGAAGTTCCGACAACACAAAAATTATATACACCTTACGTTCCTCCAACCGAAGATGAAGAAGAAGTGTAAATTTTTTTACATGTAAATTTTTTTACACTGTAAGAAAAATAACACTGTAGTATAAATCTTTAAAACCAACAAGTAAATACTTTCTAATTCAGTATCTTTTGGGTTAAGGAGAAATAAATGGAATACATTAACATTGAGTTTTACAAAATATTTGTTATATCAATATTGTTAATTATGTTATACTTGGTGTTATGGATTATATGGACAATATTTAGAGCAGATCAAAGAAATATTAGAAATGAAATGCAAAGTATTAAAACTGATATAGTTGGTATACTTAAAGAATTTACTAAAATAAATAAAAAATGATGTTTCGTTGGTTATTATTGATAGGGTTAGTAAGAATACACATACACGTATTCCAGAAGCTGAGTTTATTGCAAAAAGATTTTGATAAAACTCACTTTAGAGATCTACTAGGTAGCGAATCGTTCAATCTCAAGGCAGCAGTCGCCTACCCTCGCAACTAGTGCGGTCCTAAGGGTGTTACTATATTTACCTACCTACGTACCTTTTAGGTTCTCGTTCTTCTTGACGCTGACGTTCGGTTTTAGGAGTCCATTCAGTTCCTAAATGTGGATATTTTTTTACTCGATCTTCTACAACCATGGCAAACATAATGCCCATAAAAATTGCTACAAAAAGAATTGCCACACCCCAGTATGACCAGCCTTTAATAGCGTTCATTAATTTTCGATGTTCTACTTCTTTTATATGATTAAGCTGTATTTGTTTTTTTAATGCAACTGCTTGTCTTGCATTTAATAATCTAGAAGTTTCTTGTACTTCAGTCCAAAGAGCACCTAGTTCAGGAGGACTCTGATATATCATTAACTCTCGCAAATCAATTTCCATTTGCTCAAGTTTTTTCTTCATTAGAACTCGCTGTAATGCTCTAGCACCTACTGATGCTGTTCCAGTATATACTTGATAAGACCTACGGTCTTCTTCTTCAAACACTGCAATGCACTTTGCTTGATTGTCAAAGAATATACCTAGCTGTTGGCCTAGCTCAAAATATATGTCACCGCTATCTTGTTTATTAAGTTCTCTTACTCGAGCTTTTTCTTCGTTTAATTGTTTTACTGCGGCCGGCGGAGGTGTCTTGCCTTTGGCTTCGTAGGCATTATGAAATTGACTATCAAGATCTTTAAGAACTTCTTTGACATCACCGGCCGCACCCTTTATATCTTTATAAAGTTTACAGCCAGCTTTAATTGCAGAGACAGCTCCGTTAGCTAGGGCAAAGAGTGTTAATGGATCCACACACCTGGCTCCTTAGAACCAGAGGAACACACCTTGTGCTGATAAAAGTAAACCTAGACCTGCTACAAAAAAGCTACCCCAGAACATACTCATACTAACTGCTAGTATACTTGCAGATAGAACAACAATGCTCAATTGATATAGTGTGTTAGCATAACCAATCCAAGGTGTGCTTTTCTTAGCTTGATCGCGTTCGGCTTCTAACTTACGAGCTTTTGCCATAAGTTCTTTCTTACCTTCACCAGTTTCTGGATCGCTTTCGTATTTTTCAATCTTAGCTTTTAGGGCTTCGGCTTTCTTAGCATCCTTAGCGGCTACGGCATCATCATAACGCATCTCCGTTAGAGTTTGCTTGATAGATTTTGCTTGATAGAATGCCCAAACGTTATTAGCAGAAATAGTATTGTTTAATACTGTACTGCCTAACTTACCACCATACCAACTATTAACAGCTAAGATTAAGGCAAATATAGAAATAACCATACCTGCTTTGTCTTTGATCTTTGCTTCGCGTTCGCTACGTGAGCCAACTGGTGGCTTTGGTGCGTCCGGATCTTTTGGTGTTTTGTTGATTAAATTTAATACTGAGTCAATAAGTGCCATGTTACTATTCCTTCATTGCGCCAATTTTCTTTGGACCAAATCCCTGTCTATCTTCCAAGACAGCAATGTGCTGACGGTTCTCCATGATAGCATCACGGTTCTTTTGGATTTCTTTTTCAAGATCTTGACGCAGTTTCTCACGGGCTAGTTCAGCACCACTGTTGCTGGCCTGCTTGTTGTCTGTGGTCACTACTAGACTTACTTTCTGGTTTAGAATAGTCACATCGTGCTGTATCGCTCCTAGAGCACTGATCAAGTATCCTGTTGAACCAATTAGTAGTGGTAATAGAGCAAACAGTAGTTTCTCTATAAATGCGCCTTTGTCGCTTTGTTTGTTTTCTTCTGCCATTTTTCGCTCCTTTTGGATTATGTTCTCAAGGGGTCGCTACTAAAAGTCGATTCGCTCCCGGCTTGTTAATATACTAGTATTTAGTTTTGAAAGCCAAAAATCTAGACAGGCTAAATAATATGCCGTATAATAGCGGTATTGTTGTAATCCCTTCAAAGTGAAGGCATTCTGGACGCGGGTTCGACTCCCGCCAGGTCCACCATAAGGAAGTTTGTGAAAAGTAAAAGTAA